ACATGACTAATGCTAATCAACCACCTATTGCTGTTATTGGACAAAATGGTCAGCCAATTTATGTTCCTAGAAATCAAGCAATTGGCCAATCTCCATACAATCAAAATCAAGCAAAGATGACAGAAGACCAAGGTAAAGCAAGTGGTTGGTTAAATCAAGCTACTAATGCTTATGGCAATATGCAAAAAGTTATGTATAAAAGTAATGATGCAGGTCAGCCTTTGCTTGATATAAATGGCAAACCTCAATTAAATTTAAGTGTTATTCAACCTTCTACAAAAGAAGCATTGGCAAATCAATTTGGAGTTGCAGGAGCAGTTCAAAAAGCACCTAGACAACAATTTGTTCAAGCGGCAAGTAGCATGTCAGAAGCATTATTAAGAGCAGCTACAGGTGCTGGTGTAAATGAATCTGAAGCAAAACAAAAAATTAATGAATTAACACCTCAATATTTTGATAAACCTGAAGTTATACAGCAAAAACTTGATGCTATTCCTGTTTATTTAGAATCGTTAAAAATTAGAGCTGGTGGCGTAAATTCTAATCAAATTCAAATTCATGGAACATATAATCCTGCAACAGGAAGGATTGAATAATGGGACAAAAAATAATTGCAGTTCCTGGTAAAGGAAATATCGCTTTTCCTGACACAATGTCTAATGATGAAATTGCTACAGTAATTAAATCTAATTTTAATAATTCTGCATCAAACATTATTGACTATCCGCAATTAAACGCACAACAAATGCAAGATGAAGCATTACGTAAACACTTGCAAGGCGAATCATTTTTATCTCGCAATCTTGAAGGATTAATGACAGCCCCATCTAATTTGTTGGAAGGTGCAAAACAAGGCGTATATGAATTAACTCATGCTAAAAACCCATTAAATGAACAAACTCGTGGCGTTCCACAACAAGGCTATGACACATCTAAAATACATCAAAATCGTGTAATTGCTAGTGAAGCTCCTGTGGGGGCTATTGCTGGTGGGGTTGCTACTGCATTGCCATTGGCTTTCTTGCCTGGCGGTAATAGAATGGCAGGTCAAGCAGCTTATGGCACAATGTTAGGGGCATTAGAGCCTACAATGGGTGATGAAAGTAGAGTATCTAACATGGCAGTTGGTGGTTTAACAGGACTTGCAATACCTGCTGGTGTTAAAATTGCATCTGCTTTAAGAAAAGACCCTGCTGAATTAGCTAGAGAAGCATTAGTAAATGCAACTAAAGACACATCAACAGAAGAAGCATTAAAAGCGGGCTACACAATTCCTCGTTCAATGTATAACGCTTCATTCTTAACTGACAGGTTAGAAAGCGTTGCTGGTAAAGATGCAACAAAACAACAAGCAGGAGCTAAAAATCAAAATCTAACAAATGACTTGGCACGTAAATATTTGGGATTGCCTGAAGATGCGCCATTGAGTCCTGACGTGTTAGAGCAATTAAGAAATGTACATGCACAACCTTATCGTGAAGCAGCAGCGTTGCCAGCAGGTCAAGTAGGAATAACATCTACTAAATCATTAGCAACGGGTGGCACAACACAATCACCAATTATTAAAACAGGTGAGCAATTAGTAAACGAATTAAAAATAGCTCGAGAAGATTCTAGGGCAGCTTGGAGAGCTTCTAAAATGAGTGAAAAACCTGCTCAAGCTAGACAGCAAGCTGAACAATTAGATAACCATGTAGCTACTTTAGAAAATCAATTAGAAACACTTGCTAATTTGCATCAACAGCCTGATTTGGTTCAAAGACTTAATGAAGCTAGACAAAACATTGCAAAAGTTCACACAATTGACAAAGCAATGAATGATGCAACAGGCGAAATTAATGCTCAAGAATTGTTAAAATTGCAAAACAAAAATGTTCCATTGACAGGTGAAGCTAAACAAATTGCTGATTTTGCTAATGCTTATCCTGCACTTGCTAGACCAGGCGCAAAGATACCTGCTGCTGGTGTAAGTAAATCTGAAGCTTTAGCATCTTTAATTTTAGGCGGTATTGGCCATTCTGCAACAGGTAATGTTATGGGAACTATGTTAGCTGCATTACCTTTATTATCACATCCTGCTAGAAGCCTTGCATTATCAAAAACACTTCAAAAATTACCTACTTATGAACAAGGTATTGTTAGCAAGGCACTTAATGAATTGTCTAAACTTCCATTAAGTCAAGACCAAGTTAAAAAGTATGGATTTGCTTTAAGTCAAGGCTTGCAAAATACAAATCAAGGAGAGCAATAAATGGCACGTAACGGTTCAGGCACATATAACCTGCCAGCAGGTAATCCTGTAGTCACAGGCACTACCATATCATCAACCCCCACCAATAATACGTTTAACGATATTGCTACTGCTCTTACAGGCTCTCTTTCAGCCGATGGTCAGACTACTCCTACAGGTAACTTGCCTATGGGTGGATTTGCTCATACAGGCGTAGCAGATGCAACAGTTAGAACGCAATACGGAACAGCAGGTCAGATTCAAGATTCAGCTTTTACTTACTTAACAAGTGCTTCTGGCACTAACGCTATGACGGCTACAGCATCTTTAGGTATGTCAGCCTATGTAACAGGTCAACGTTTCTTTTTTGTAGCTCCATCGACCAATACAGGTGCTTGTACATTAAATATTAACTCTATTGGGGTTAAATCTGTTACTAAACAGGGAACAACTGCTCTTGTAGCAGGTGAAATTGTTAGTGGAGCAGTAATTCAAGTAGTTTACGATGGCACACAATTTCAATTGTTAAATCCAGTTGCTAGTGCTAATGTTAGTTCCTTTAGCGCAGGTTCTACAGGTTTAACACCATCTACAGCAACAACAGGTGCAGTAACGCTTGCAGGTACGCTTGCAGTAGCTAATGGTGGTACAGGATTAGCAACACTAACAGCAAACAATGTTATGTTGGGTAATGGAACTTCTACACCATCTTTTGTAGCTCCTAGCACAACAGGAAATGTACTTACATCTAATGGTACTACATGGACAAGTTCTGCGCCTGTAACAGGTGGACTTACTTTATTAGGCACTATTACAACAACAAGCGGAACAACAGTAACATTATCAAGTTTGACATTAACAGGATATAAACAACTTCAATGTGTGTTTAATGCAGTTATAAATTCAGCAACTTCTAGTACAGGATATTTTACTTTAAATAGCAATCAAATTTGTACTGCAACCAATTATGATGCTGCTACTCCTGGTTCATCATATTTAACAATTGATTTAACAACAGGTTACTTTACTTCTTTTGTTGGCAAAAAAACTACGACAACAGGTTTAGGAGTCTTTGTAAATACATCTGCATTAACAACATCTAGCACATCAATTTCATTTACTGCGGCAGGGACATCTCCTGCATTTAATGGTGGCTCAATCTTGGTATATGGAGTTAAATAATGACTGACCAAGCTATCATTAATCTTATCATCGGTGCAGTCTTATCTGTTTTAGGTTGGTTTGCTAGACAGTTATGGGATGCAGTTCAAGACCTTAAACATGACATGAAACAAATTGAAGTAGATTTGCCTACATACTATGTTCGCAAAGAAGATTTAGAAGCTAGGCTAGATAGAATAGAAGCCTCACTTAACCGTATCTTTGAAAAACTAGACCACAAGGCTGACAAATGAATGAACAAGAAGCGGTAGAATCATTAATAGAACGCATGGTAGGTCAAACTATTGTTGAAGCAGGTATTGACAATGATGAGTTTATTCTGTATATAGAGGATGGCACTAAAATTATTCTCTTTTCAGATGAGGATTTACAACTTTATTATGAGTTACCTGACCAGCCCCACTAGGACACATTTCGTATTGCGTGACGTTCAAGCTAAAGACGGCAATGATTTTACATTTTTAACCTGTATTGGCAGATATATTGTCGATAAGAAACCTGATGTAATTATCTGTATTGGTGATTTTGCTGATATGGAGTCTTTAAGCTCGTATGACGTAGGCAAAAAGTCTTTTGAGGGTAGGAGTTACCAAAAAGATATTTGGGCGGCACGTCAAGCTATGGATGCCTTGCTGACCCCTTTATATGAATATAACGCTAAAGCTAAACGTAATAAAGAAAAACAATACAAACCTCGCATGGTATTAACGCTTGGCAATCACGAAGCACGTATTAATACAGCAATTAACAACGATAGGAAGCTAGATGGGCTTATTTCTACCGATGACCTTCCGTATCAAGATTGGGAAATTTATCCTTTTCTTGAAGTTGTCGTTATTGATGGTATTGCTTATAGTCATTACTTTACTTCAGGCCCTATGGGTCGTCCCGTATGCTCTGCTCAGGCACTTCTTACAAAAAAACACATGAGCTGCTTTGCCGGACATCAACAAGGTAGACAAATAGCTTATGGTAATCGTGCAGATGGCCATGAAATGACGGCTATTATATGTGGTAGCTGTTATGAGCATAATGAGGATTATCTTGGGCCACAAGGTAACAATGGTCATTTTAGAGGCTGTTACATGTTATACGATGTAGAAGATGGGCGATTTGACGAGTTGCCTTTAACGCTAAAATATTTAAAGAATAGATACGCATAGGAGGCTTCGGCCTCTTTTTTTATATGATATTACATAGAATACGCACATTAAACGGCAAGTTATTAATTGACGGCAGACACATAATTGCTAGACGTCTTGATAAACAGATGCGAAAAATTGCACGATTGTACAAGTTTAGGGGATACAAAAGATTATGATGAAAATTAAAGTCTGCGAATGTTGCGGAGATGTTTACGAGCAAGACGATGCTCTAGAAGATTTGCAAGTTTGCGGAGAATGTAATTTTTATGATGAGGCTTTAATTGGAATAATTGATTTGGAGGATGACAAATAATGTTTACTTTGCTAACTACAGTTGTATCATTTCTATCTGGTGGCTTTCCTAAAATACTAGAATACTTTCAAAACAAATCTGACAATAAGCATGAATTAGAGATGGCTCAATTGCAGATGACACAGCAACTAGAATTGCAAAAACTAGGTTATGTTGCACAAAAAGATTTAGAAGAGATTAAGTTTGATGAAATAAAGGAACAAACAGCATCATCTGACCTATCTGCAGCCCTAGCAAACGATACTTCTACAGCAATTGGGGCTTCGGTATGGGTAATTAATATTCGTGCGCTTGTACGCCCTGCAATTACGTTTGGTTTATTTGCAATATTCTTGTTTGTTGAAATATTTGGTTGTTGGTACGCTTACTATAATGGCGTTAAGTTTAACGATGCGTTACCGCTATTATGGAATCAAGATACACAAACGATGTGGGCATCAATTATTGGATTTTGGTTTGGCTGTAGGCACTTTGATAAATGAAAACATCTCAACAAGGTTTAAAGCTAATTGAACGCTTTGAGGGATTATCTCTTACACCATATCAAGACTGTGTTGGCTTATGGACTATTGGCATTGGTCATCTTATTGGTAAAACTTTGCTTGATAACAGAACGCTTACTGTAAATGAATGTTACGCACTATTGGCTTCAGATGTCAAAAAATTTGAACTTGGGGTGGCAAGATACATTACTGCTAAACTTACCCAAAATCAGTTTGATGCTCTTGTCAGCTTTGCTTTTAATTTGGGGCTTGGAACACTTCAACGTAGTTCATTACGTCAAAAACTTAATCGTGGTGATATACAAGGTTGTTTGCAAACTTGGGCAAAATATAACAAAGCTGGTGGCAAAGTTGTAAAAGGATTAGATTTACGCAGGAAAGCTGAAATAGAATTATTTAAAGGATAAAAAATGGCTGACAATAAATATGCCAAAGCATTGTTAGATTATGTTCAAATGCCAATGGCACAACTTGGTGCTGTATTTGGCACAACTCCACAAAAGATGTCAAAAGCATTGCGTCAAGAAGGTTCTAATATCTATGAATCAATGAAGTCTGCTGTTACTGCGCCAGGTCGTGCGTTGCAAGGACAAATGAATCCACAAATGATGATGGATGAAAACGGCAATATATTTCAAGATGATTCTAAAATGAATCAAGAAGCAATGAACTTTGCATTAAACTTTATGGGTGGTGGCTCAGCTCCTGCAATTGGAAAGCCAACTGTTGCTGGCGAGCTTGGAATTAATGCATATCATGGAACGCCTGCTAAAATTGAAACTATGTATCATGGCACAACACCTGAAGCAGCCAAACAAATTGAAGCTAAAGGTTTTGATGTAAAAAAATCAGCAGACGGTTCAATATGGTTTACAAGTGACCCTGCTATTGGAGATGTGGCTGCTACTGGACAAGGTGGAATTGTAAAAAGAATTTTACCTAAAAATTTAAAATTAGGCAGTTATGATGAGGGTGACAAATACTTTATTGATGAGCTGATTAATCATGGCTATCACGGAATGAAGTATCCTAACGCTCAAGGCGAATTTACTCATTATCAAATATTCAATCCTGAAATGC